GGGCCCCGAGGACTTCTACGACCCCGACGGCGTGCCCCTGCGCGAGATCGCCATCAACGACCCCGCCGCCTCGGACCAGCCGCCCGCGCCGTCGGGCGCCCTGCTGGTCGAGCTGGAGCAACCCGCATGCTCGTGAGACCCGCCGAGGGCCTGAAGGTCCGCGACCCGCGCACCCGGGCCTGGATCCCCGCCGAGGGGATCGAGGTCCCCGCCGGCGACCGCGAATTCGCCCTTCTCATCGCCGCGGGCGACGTCGTCCCGGCCGCGCCGCAAGAGGCGCCCGTCATCCCCGGGCTCGACCCGGGGACCTCCCGCAAGGCGGCCGCGAAACCGGCCGCAGCCCCCGACTCCGGAGCCTGATCGCCCATGGCCGATATTCCCTTCGCCAACATCCCCTCGACCTTGCTGACCCCGCTGTTCTACGCCGAGGTCAACAACAGCGCGGCGAACACGGCGACCCTGGTCAAGCGCGGCCTGATCATCGGCCAGAGCCTTTCCGGCAGCCAGGCGGCGATCAATACGCCGTTCGTCGCGGTGGCCAACGACGGCACCTTCCAGGCCGGCGCCGGCTCGCAGATCGACCTGATGATCCGCGCCTGGCGCCGCACCGATCCGGTGGGCGAGCTGTGGATCCTGCCCCTGGCCGACGACGGCGCCGCCGTGGCCGCCGTGGGCGGCTATGTCTTCACCGGCACGGCCACCGCCGCCGGGTCGATCTTCGCCTACATCGCCGGCCAGCTGGTCACCGTCCCGGTCACCGTGGGCATGACCGCCGCCCAGGCGGCCACCGCCCTCTACAACGCCGTCAACCTGGTCACGACCCTGCCGGTGGTCGCCACCAACGGCACGGCCGGCACCACCACCATCACGGCCAAGAACGCCGGGCTGGCGGGCAACGACATCCCGCTGCAGCTCAACCTCGCCACCTACCGCGCCGGCCAGGCGACGCCCGCCGGCCTGGCGATCGCCGTCACCGCCATGGCCAGCGGGGCGACCAATCCGGTGCTCACCACGGCCCTGGCCAACTGCCAGGAGCACCCGTTCGATTTCATCGCCAGTCCGTACACGGACAGCACTTCGCTGGCGGCGATCGCCTCGTTCCTCAACGACGCCACCGGGCGCTGGAGCTGGGACCAGCAGGTCTATGGCCACCACTTCGCCGCCTACCGCCAGACCTTCGGCGGCCAGACCACCTTCGGGGCCACGGTCAACGACCAGCACCTCACGGTCATGGGCCTGCCCAACACCACCCCGCAGACGGCCATGGAGTGGGCGGCCTCGATCGCCGCCGCCGACAGCGTCAGCGCCAACGCCGACCCGGCCCAGCCGATGCAGACCGTGGTGCTCCAGGGGATGGCCGCGCCGCAGCTGGGCGCGCGCTTCAGCCTCGCCCAGCGCGAGACCCTCCTGCACACGGGGATCTCGACCTTCTCGGTGGACCAGGCCGGCGTGGTCTCGATCAGCCGGCTGATCACCACCTACCAGAAGAACAGCTTCAGCCAACCGGACAACAGCTACCTGGCGGTGGAGACCATGACCACCCTGACCGAGGTCCTGCGCCGCATGGCCGTGGCGGTGACCAGCAAGTTCGCGCGCATGAAGCTGGCCGCCAACGGCACGCGCTTCGCGCCCGGCTCGAACATGGTCACCCCGAACATCATCCGCGCCTTCGTCATCGCCATGTACCGCGAGCTGGAGTTCGAGGGTCTGGTGCAGGGCTCGACCACCTTCGCGGCCAACCTGGTGGTGCAGCAGAACGCCACCAACCCCAACCGCGTGGACGTGCTGTGGCCGGCGATCCTGGTCAACCAGCTCAACATCTTCGCCCTGCTGGCCCAGTTCCGCCTCAGCGCCAACGATAACCTGCCCACCGACGCCTCCGCCGCCGTCGCCTGATAGGGCGCCGCGTCATCCCCGGGCTCGTCCCGGGGACCTCCCGCCGCCCGCTCGATCCGGATCAACCCCCTTAGCTTCCGAGGAGTCCCGCGCATGGCGGTCCCCAATCGCATCGCCGGGACGGCGACCCTCACCGTCGACGGCCAGAGCTACGCCCTGCGCGGCGATCTCGGCTATCGCGTGTCCAAGGTGAGCCGCAGCTCCGTGACCGGCCAGGACGGCTACCACGGGACCAAGGAGATGCCGCTGCCGGGCCAGATCAAGGCCAAGCTGACCGACACCGGAAGCCTCTCCGTGGCCTCGATCAACGCCATGGTGAACGTCACCGTCGTGGCCGAGCTGGCCAACGGCAAGACCATCGTCGGCCGCAATCTCTCGGCCGTGGGCGAGCAGGACGTCGACACCACCGACGCCCAGTTCGACGTGGTCTGGGAAGGCGAGGACGTCGCCGAGGCCTGATCCCAAGAGTTTCACCGCAACCGGAGGCCCGATGGCCGAAGAAGCAACGCCCGCGGAGCCGCAGGCCCCCGACACCCTGACGATCGCCTTCACCAGGCCGATCGAGTTCGCCGGCGACACTTACCGCGACCTCGTCCTGCGCGAGCCGACCGTGGCCGAGATGGAGCGGGTCGAGAACCTGGTCGGCATCGCCAGCACCATCGAGCTCATGCGCATGATCAGCGGCCGGCCGGAGAGCGTCATCCGCGCCATGGGCATCAGCCAGCTGCGGGAGGCGTCCGGCTACCTCCAGGTTTTTACGCAGGGCGCCCGCTGGAGGCCCGCGCGCGCCTAGGCCGATTGGCCATGATCTATCACTGGGCGCCGGACGTGATCCTGCGCCTGACCTGGTCGCAGGTCCTTCGCTGGGAGGCCGCCGCCCTCGAAGTCGCTGAGGGCGCCTGATGTCGACCCGCTACAACATCGACATCACGGCCACCGACAAGACCGGCCAGGCCCTGCGGCACGTCTCCGATTCCTTCGCCAAGCTCGCCAGCGGCACGCCGCTGGAGAAGATCTCCAACGGCTTCTCGGCCCTGACCGCCAAGGGCCGGGCCTTCAGCGACCTCACCCGGCATATCTCCTCGTTCGGCGACGCCTCGCGCGGGGCCGCCGGCGCGGCCGAGGAGGGGGCGGCGGGAGCGGGCGAGCTCGCCGCCGGCCTCGGCGTCGTCGCCGGCGGGGCCGTGGTCGCCGTGGCCGCCGTGGGCGCGGCCGCCGCCGCCGCCACCAAGTTCGAGATCGCCTATTCCGCCGCCGGGGCCACCGCCGGCCGCTTCGCCGCCGTCCTCGGCATCGACGTCGAGCAGCTGCAGAAGTACGAGCTGGCCGGCCGCCAGGCGGGAGTCTCCGCCGAGGCCATGGACGCGGCCCTTCATGGCCTCTCCGACACCCTGGAAGCCGCCGGCGCGGGCCGCAACCAGGCGGCGCTGATGCTGATGACCCGGCTGGGCATCCAGATCCACCGCCTGCCCAACGGGGCGATCGACGCCACCCGGGCCATGGACGACCTGGCCCGGGCCATGCAGGACCAGACGCCGCAGGCGCGTGAGCTCATCGCCAACACCATGGGCGCGGGCGGCGCCCTCAACTTCCTCATCCAGGCCCAGAATCAGCGCGAAGCCCAGCTCGACCGGGCGCAGCGATCCGGCGCGATCCGCTCCAAGCAGCAGATCGATTCCGACGTGCGCATGCAGCAGTCGGTGACGGGCCTCGACGATTCCTGGCATCGCCTGCTCAACACCCTCTCCACCCGCCTGATCATCCCCTGGCTGCAGCCGGCCATCGACGCCGTCCAGAAGCTGGCCGACATGATCCCCGGCGGCGCGCCTTCCGGGGCCGCGGCCGGCGGCGGATCGGCGCCGGCCGGCGGGGGAGGGGGCGGCGCCCGCGGCGCTTCGCGCGGCGGCGGCGGGGCGGTCTCGGGCAAGGCGAAGGACGTCCAGGCCTTCTTCATGGCCCGGGGCTGGAGCGCGGCCCAGGCGGCCGGCATCGCCGCCAACCTCCAGGCCGAGAGCGGCTTCGATCCCCACGCCGTGGGCGACCACGGCACGGCGCTCGGCGTCGCCCAGTGGCATGCCGACCGCCAGGCGGCCTTCCGCGCCCGCTACGGCCACAGCGTCGGCATGGCCAGCCTCGCCGAGCAGCTCGACTTCGTGCAGTGGGAGCTCACCGCCGGTTCGCGCCGCGGCGCCGGCGACCGGCTGCGGGCGACCGCCAACGCCCGCGACGCCGGCGGCGTTCTCTCGCGCTATTACGAGGGCCCGCGCGACGTCCACGGTGAGATGGCCAGGCGCGGGGAGCTGGCCGAGAACATCAACGGCCAGGTCGACGTCCACGTGCACATGCATGGGGCGCCGCCAGGAACCGTGGTCACCGCCCGCTCGAACACGCCCCGCGTGACCACCGGGGCCACCGTCGCCCCCAGCATGCCGGGCGTGAGCGTATGAGCGACACCACCACCGTCGGCGAGCTCGTCGTCGTCGCCGCGCCCGTGGGCCCGGCGCGCGCGCCCGGCCTGCAGCAGGCCTCCTGGCGCGGCGTGCCCTTCGGCGTCCTCACCGGAGACGGGGCCTTCGGCCGCCGGGTGGAGCTGCACGAGTATCCCTACCGCGACCGCCCCTACGCCGAGGACCTCGGCCGGGCAGCGCGCAAGATCAACCTCCTCGGCTTCCTGGTCACCGATTCCCGCGTCTACGGCGGCGGCGACGTGGTCGCCCAGCGCGAGCAGATGATCGCCGCCTGCGAGCAGCAGGGCTCGGGGATCCTCATCCACCCGACGCTCGGCGCGCTCAAGGCGAGCCTCCTGGAGCCGGCGACCATCGTCGAGCGCTGGGACAGCGGCCGCTACTTCGAGCTGCAGTTCCGGTTCGTCGAGGCCGGCCTCGCCACCTTCCCGGCCAACCCGGCCCAGCCCAAGGGCCAGGTCGCCGCCGCCGCGGCCGGCGCCGACACCGCCGCCGCCGGCGACTTCGCCGCCGCCATGGCCCCCCTGACGCCGATCGGCGGCCTCACCGTCGAGACGGCGATCGCCAGCGTCGCGGCCTGGGGCGACCAGCTGCTCGGCGCCGGCGGCGACGCCGGCGGCCTCATCGGCCTGGCGAGCCAGATCGCCGGACCTTTCGGGCGTTACGCCAACGGGGCCAACGCCGGCTTCATCGGCGGCGTCCTGGCTCAGGCCCTCCCGCTCGGGACCACCACCCTCGACCTGGCGCTCGGGGCCTCGGCCGCCCGCGCCACCCTCGCCGCCGCCGTCGCCGGCGTCGCCACCCTCGCCGGCGAGCTCGGCCTCCCGGGCGCGCTCGCTCCGGACCTCGCCAGCGCGGTCCAGGCCAGCGTCGCGGCCCTGGCCGCGACCTGCGCCGATCCGGCCGACGCCGTGCGTCTGCTGGCGTCCCTGGCGGCCTTCGCCGAGCCGTCGGTCACCGCCGTCTCCGGCCCGATTGGCGACCTCCACCGCCGCGCCCTGGCCACGGCCCTGGCCCGCGCCGGCGCGCTCTACCAGCCCAGCTCCCACGACGACGCGGTCGCCGTGCGCGGCCTGGTCGCCGGCGCGCTGGATACCGAGATCGAGGTCGCCGGCGACTCCGGCGAGGACGCGACCTTCGACGCCCTGCGCGCCCTGCGCGCCGCCGTCGTGCAGGATCTTGCAAGCCGCGGCGCGGCCCTGGCGCCCCTGGCCACCTTCACCCTCGGCGCGGCCCTGCCGAGCCTGGCGCTGGCCAACCGGCTCTACCGCGACGCCACCCGCGCCGACGAGCTCGTCGCCGAGGCCGACCCGGTCAATCCCCTGTTCATGCCCCCGAGCTTCCGGGCGCTGGCCGTCTGATGAACGACGTCACCCTCACCGTCGGCGGCTCCAGCCTGGGCGGCTGGACCGACGTCCGCGCCACCGTCCGGATCGAGGCCTGCCCCAACGATTTCGAGATCGCCTTCACCGAGCGCTACACCGGCCAGCCGGCCGATTTCGTCGTCCACGAGGGCGACCCCTGCCAGCTGATGATCGGCGACGATCTCGTCATCACCGGCTACGTCGACCGCTTCAGCCGCGGCTACACGGCCAAGGAGCACCGCGTCGCCATCAGCG